AGCGGCTCATTACCTTCAGGTGTATATTTTGGATTTGGAATGCTTTCACGACGGGTGTAATAACCTGCATAAGATCGACTGCCGGACATCCCTTTGGGATCGAACTTGATGACAATATCCTTCAGCTCCGGGTAGGCTTTGAACAGCTCTGGATGGGAAACCACTTCATCCATCTTGCCGAACCCATAGGCATCTTTACCACTGGCTCCTGGTGCCAATTCAATTTTTGAAGAATCAACACTGATATCCATGTCGGATATTTCAAAACGCCATGCTCCATCAGGCCCTTTCCAGAATCCTGTCTCTTTATAAATTTGATACTTACTTACTCCGGCTTTTTCGCCTTCCAGGGCGCGGTCATAGCTCAGTTTCGGCAAATTCCTGGCACGCTTTCCGGCAAAGATTCCAGTAACCAATGCGGATGATGCAGCAGCAAGATCCGCAACATTCAACCCCTTCACGGTAGCAGCTGCGCCTTTGGCTAAACCTGTTGCAGCAGAAACAGGCGCACCTGGACCGACCACATCCCCTGCAATCAGTTCAGCCGGAGAAATCCCGAATTTTTCTGCAAAATACGGTGATGTATACCTATAAGTCAGACCCTTACCGTCTTTTGGAGGCATCTCCCCTGGAGTCATCCCCGCAGGAAATGGTTTCATGCCCTTGGCCTTCAAGGATGCAGGAGGTGTGACCAGTGGTGGCGTTGTCAGCTCCCCGATGTCACCAGCAAGGCCAGCAGCTCCTGCAATGCGGCCCAATAACAGGTTTTTCAGACCCTCCTGAGTCAGTTCACCCTTCTGTTCCTGCTCCAGACGCCTTTTCCGGCGTAGATTCTCCCAATACCCGGAGGATGATGCAGTCTGTGCAGCTTTTTTTGCCATCAATTCACCATCTGAGGTTCAAACTCCCACCACTCGGAGGGTTCATCAGTAATCCTTGCCAGGGCTGCCTCTTCCATACGTCTCTCCTCGGCCTGAAACCACCCATCGGATCCCACCTGATGCACCACCTCACCTGGAGTGTGTAAAAATCCCAATGATTCCCTCCATATATATAGGAGTGCATCACAGGCATGATTCTCACAGGCTGATGCCTCAACCCATTTGCCTTTTGATCTCTCAACATGATCCCATTCCAACAACTCGATCTCATCAACCAATGCCCGTGTTGATTCTGTTTCTAAAACCAACAACTTCCCTTTCTTCAAATCTGCATTCATCAACTCGATGTGATCAAACTTCTGCCTCTTCTTTGCTGCCTCAATACTCAAGGAATGCCTCTTGTTCAATTCTTCAATGATCATCACTCCTAATCCCCCGGTATCTGCCACGATGCGATCAAATCCGTACTCTGTTTCCAACCATCTAACACGCCGTGCAATATCATCAACTGCAAAGCCATGATGCTTCTCCACATCCACCACATAAGTCTCTGGAACTTCATCAGACCATGCCACAACCACCAACGCCGTTGCATCGGAGAAACCCAGATCAATCCCCAAACCATACTGCCACTGAACCTCTGGCATCTCTTCCACCAGGTTGCGCTTTTTTGAGAAACTGTAGACCAGTGAGTTTTCATCTCGTACCCATTCTCCTAAGTATTCTCTCCGGTAGGTTGGATCACTGTCCTCCCATCCGTTCTCGGCCTTCCTCTGAGCCAACCAATCACGCGCTCCAGGAAGGTGGGGGTTCTCCAACAACGTCCATGAGAAACTGGTCCAGGAACTACGTTTGAGTTGGTCGCAGTCGAAGAAATAACCTGATGCACCAGCAGCTGGCGTTCCAAAGAGCCACATTTCTCCATTGAGGTCCAAGGTTGCGGCTTCCAAGACATCATCAATCAGATTCTCCAATATTGAGGTTTTGATACTCTGACTTTCATCACAGATGATCCTTCCATATGCTGGACCCCTGAACTTCTCAACCTCCTCACGGTCCTGACATCCTCCCAATATGATCTGGCTCCCATTGGGAAACTTCACTGTCAATGCATTTTCTAAAAACTCCATGCCCATTGCATAACGGCCTTCCAACTGTCTCAAAGTGGTCCATAGAATCCTCCGTGCATTCTTGATACTCAGTGTAATATATGGAACCAAGGTTCCTGGAAACTTAACTGCTGCATCTACCAATCCTACTGCTGCCAGATGAGTCTTGCCTGCTCTACGACTGCACCGGGCCAACCTCTTCTTGGAAACATCTTCGAAAAACTCCAACTGCTTCGGATGTAAACTCCGAACCATCTGGTCACGGATTCCTTCCAACTTCTCCTGGACTGCCTGCTTAGCCCTTAGCCTTCGGACGCCCTCTTCCGCCAGTGCCCTTTGCTTTGACGTCCACCCCAGGGTTGCCCTTGCTTCCCTTCGTGCTCTCTTTTTTGGACTTCCGGCCACTTATCTCCCTCTGCTCATTTGATGTTTCAAAATCCTCCATCAATTCCATCATCATTACATTCTCCAATGGAACCAGACGTCTACTCACTACTCCATCTGCCGGATTGGTTGCTGTTACAAATACCATGCGCTCCGATGCTTCAAAACTAATTGAAATCGTTTCACTTGCCTTCAATGTCTCTCCGCCTCCTGCACTTGGAACCTGTAAAAACTTTGAAAACTGAACCTTGCTTAATTCCTTCATAAAATTGCCTTGTAAGGGTTCCACAACCATCTCACTTCCGGCCATGCCCTCAACAGACCCGCCGTCCTATGGCTGCAACAAACTTCATCTAAATCTGCCAAAATCCCCTGGGTTACCAAATCCTTCAATAACGATCCTCCTATTCCAAGACGCCTAAAGGCCGACTTCACATAAATGTAATGCAGCACGTTCTCCTCAAATGCTATCCAACCCCAAATGGTCGAGGGTGCGGAAGGGTCACACGCGGCGATAATGGTTATACGGGGGAGGAGTTTTTTGAGGAGCGTGTCGTGGTAGTAAAGGGTGATGTGGGGGGGTACGGGGGTACGGCCCACCCCGCCGCGGCCTCTGCCGACCTGGGGGTTCCACGGTGAGTCATCTGCGACCCCGCGAGTCCAGGAATCCATGACCAGACCAAGTTCCATCTCACCAGCCGAGCCAGCCGGATCCAGAGGTCGTAGCATCACCTCAACATCGGCGTGCGGGTTCACAACCCGATTGGCTAAGTCATAAGTCACTGATATCGCGGAAGAATACTCAACCATGGTCTGGCGTTGATACATCGTTGATACCTTCAAGCTCCGGAAGTTCGTTTGCCAGTGCATGAGTGATCGATTGATCAGCCCTCAGTTCATCGAGCAGCTGCGTATCCGTGAGCTTCCCTAGGTTGACCTGGATCGCTGCCACGCTTTGGATGTCATTCCACTCCTGCGGCCTTCGGTTCTTGAGGTAGAACGCGGCGGCTTGGTGGTTGCCCCCCTCGATCTGCTCCATGAGGTGCCCTGTGACCTTCACAACTCCTTTGGCGCGCCCGCGAGTTATTGCCTCCTCAATTTCCTGAAAGTCTTTTTTCTTATCACTCAGCGTAGTTGGGTAGACATTCAGGTTATGCGCAATATCCTGCTCATTGAGGCCGAGTGCAGCCATGCGTTCAATTTCTCGGTAGGTTTCTTCAGTGGGTATCCACTTCTTGCCCATGCTACAAATCTCTTTTTGCTTGGCTGTAGTTCGTCCTCCAGACGTCTCTGTTCCTGACCCAGGGTTTGGAGTCGTTGCCCTGAAGTGCAAAGTGATACCTCATGGCGCTTTTCATCACCCAGTTTGGAACGTGGTATTCGTTCAGGTATTTTTGATCAGAGCTTTGGGTAAAGACATCATCCCAATCTTCAGCAGTGTATTTTTCCTGTGAGGTTGGTTGAATCGTAGCCATAGCATCCTGCCTGGTTTGTGGTTGCGGCAGGCATCAAGGGAATGATGGGAACTCCTGCCGCAGGACGAGAGTACAGTTTCGAAGTTATCATCAAGGTTGCAGGATTGTCAACTTTTTTGATCAAGCAGCATTTTCCAGATAGGCATCCAACCATTCTGGTTTGATAGCCCGTGACTTCCCTGGTTTGATGGATTTGATCTTTTCAGTCCGGCAGAGTCTACGGATGGAGGTAGGGCTGAGTTTGATATTGAACATGCCGAGCATGTACTGGGAGGCTTCGACAGAGTCGAGGAACTTTTTAGTTTTGAGTTGGTCGATGTTGATGATTTGCATGATTTGGATCTTCAATGATGGTTTTGTAGTGGAGAGAGAGATCCCAGGCTTTGCTGATCATCTCCGGGTTAAGGTTTGGATGAGATGCCTTAATGATGGCACGGTAGAAAGAGAAATCCGTGCATCCTCTGGCCTTGGCAAGTTTATCTTGTTCTCCGGATCGTTTGGTGAAGTTGGGAACAGGTGCAGGTTTGTTTTCGTTCATCCATGTTTCCCACTCTGCATCCCGGAGGATATACTTGGCTTTCTTCGCATACTGTTTCC